ATCGTCATGGTGCAGCTCAGAGACCCTGTGTTTCAACTTTCCAAGCTTTCGAAGCTTTCATTGATCCTTACAAACATCTCATACGCGCTCTGTACGATGAGTACGTTCAAGAGAACTGGATCAAGAAATGGCCCGCTGCAAAGCAGACGCAAATCGAGGAGTCCGTCGTGTACGACGAACCTAGATTTGATCGCATCAAGATGATGGTGAAGCGTGAGACTCAGCACAAGATGCCGAGCAAGGCCCGTGCTATCCAATACTATGAGAATTATGCGGCTCAGGCTGCTACCGGACCTCAAGTAACGGCGGCGCAAAAGGCCTATACGCGCTTGTTTTACCGTCTTGGCGATCACATACGTGTCACCTTTGCAAGCGGGATGAACCAGCGTCAGCTAGGTTCTTGGATGGAGGAGGTATTGGCTGACTATGCCTTCCCCAACTTCTACGAAAGAGATGGAAAGAACTGGGACTCGAGCATGTCAGAAGTACACCATAAATTGAAGATGCGGTGCTTCGAGTGCATGGATAAACAAGCTTTTGATGATATCAATAAAGCCTTCAAAGTGAGATGCACAGCCCCGTTTCCCACCGGGGTTCTGAAGTATTCGCTGACTGGCACTACGAAATCAGGACACAATGACACTACTTTGGGCAACTCCCTAGTCAATGCCGCCATTGCTTATTGTTCGATGCAAAAGCGAGGTTTGATGGGCGACATTTTAGTGGCTGGGGATGACCTGATTATAGTCGTGGAAGGTGATTTCGATGAACACGCTCTTGCCGACGTTGAAAGAACGTATGGCATAACACCTGAATATAGAAAATTTACCGATCTAAATGATATAACCTTCATATCAGGGTGTTGGTTGAAAGGCCGACGCGGCCTCGTGTTCACACCTTTGCCAGGCAGGCTGTTATCCAAATTGTTTTGGACAACGAACATACCACCACCGCGCAAGCGCAGAGACTATCTCCACTCCGTTGTTGCAGGCATTTCTGCAGTCATCGGCGACATGCCTATTTTGAGCAAGTTTTTGGAAGTTAACGATCCAGGGGGAAAAATCGTGCAGGTTGATTCCAGGTATTGCTACTTGGAAGGGACAAAACCAAGAATCCTGCCCGAATCGTTCCAATATCGCTACGATCTTACGCCATCAGACATTGCCTCGGCCGAGAGATTCTTAGAATCTTTTCGCGGGCAAGTGGGATTGATTTCCCACCCAGTCTTGGACGTTATTTTACAGAAAGATTGTGGAGATATTGGTGAACGGCCGGTACATGAGTAAGGAGCGTCCACGCCTCCACCGGCATGAGTGGCGTCAACGGCTTCGGCGCCTAGACGTAGGATAAACGTTTTCTTCCTTTTCTTTTCTCTCATTTGTTCCGCTTCAGTTTGACAAACCAGATTGATGCCTTTCAACAAATCTGGCAAACTTATCGTTAAGCCCAAGATCAAAGTTCGGAAACCACGGAAAGTTAAATCGGCACCTGCCAATAAACCGACCGCTTCCGCGCCCGTGTCTTACGGCACGATTACGCAGTACAAACAACCGTTGTTTCGGTCCACTAAAGGGAATAAGGTTCGTATCACACATCGTGAGATGTTCACTGTTGTCGGTCCGTACGCCAATACATCGTTCACGACTTCATCGTATCGGATCAACCCATGTAACCAGGTCCTTTTCCCATGGCTTTCACTCATCGCTGGCAATTTTGAATTTTACAAGTTTAACAAACTCAAGTTTGAATATGTCCAGCGGTGTTCCACCGGCAGCACGGGTTCTATTGTGATGTTCGTTGACTACGACGTCATCGATAGTCCCCCAGCGACAGAAGTTATCGCTTGCTCCAATGAGAATGCGATATCGGGTCCGGTGTGGATGCCAATTACTTGTACTGCTTCGGCTGCTGGCTTGCGCGGTGGTGTGTCTGAGAAATACACTGCCGTTTCCATCCCAGCGAATGCTGATCCAAAGACCTATGATGACGGTAGGTTCACCTTCTGCATTGCAGATCAAGCGACCAGTTCGGTGCTTGGGAGATTGTGGGTCGAGTATGACGTTGAGTTTTCGCGTCCACAGCTCCCCTACCCTGTTTATGGTTCTGCCATGCGGCTTACACGTGCCGCGGGCTTTGATCCGTACAACCCCTTCACCGGTTATACTGCCCTCGATCAGAGTGGACCTTACGTCATTACGCCAAGTAGCGCCAACCAATTTCAAATCTCAGGGCTTTCGCCCAACACGGTCTATAGTGTTGAGGTTAATGTCTTTATGTCAGGTGGGACTGTGTACAGTTCCAACTGGAACACTTGGGTTGGCGCTACAATGTTGGGTGGGCAAGCACCATCTAACACAGCAATAAACACTGTTAGTACCAACGCTGGTTACAGCGTTCTACTGAAAGCTGTTATTGGCGCGGCCACAAGCACGATCCTTGGGTCTTTCAACTTGACTGGTTCCACCTTACCAAGCGGTGCCTATACGAAAATTCAGGTAATTTGTTACCCAATTTACTCGCAGAGTGGTGCCGCTGAAGTTGCGTGGTTTTACTAAACGTCAAATGGTCTGATCGACGTTGCGGTCTGTGTCTTAGCTCAGGGACACCTTAAACCGAGAGCTCCTACCCCCGACCCCTTTTCTTTACCAATTGCGCAACTTGCGCAAGGCCGCTTCTTGCTCAGTGGCCCGTCCCTGC